GTTTAAAAAATTTGAGGCTCGACTCTACAAAACCGGAATCTTGCCTGCTGGATATTTCACCGTGCCAAGCCCTGCCGGTGCAAAAATCGACGACTACGGCAACATGTCCAAAGGACAGATAGTGCAGATATTGTCCTATTTTGATGCCTTCCCCGAGGCTGGTTTCCGGTCAAACATGGGCGGCTCCGGCAGATCCAGATTAGCAAGAGGCACCCGCAACCAGCTTGGCTACGCCTATTTCTCCGTGCAACCCAACAGCCGGAGCCGACTGCATCCTGGCATATACATGCGCATCAATCTGCATGATGGCAGCGGACAAGGAGCCGCTACAGTGATAAGGCCAGTCTTGCTGTTTGTTGTATCTACCAGCTACCGCAAGCGCCTCAACATCGAACGCATAGCCCAAGAAACCTACGACCGCTATTTCGACATGTATTTCACCAGCAATTTAAGGCACGCGGTTAACGCCGCCATGAATCGATAACAATGGCATCCAATTACGATGACGTAAAACTTCAGCTGCTCGGCTTTGGGCTGCAAGTCGACCGGCTGGAAACCGGCCGCATGGTGCGCTGCCGGGTAGAGGGCGACCGCGAAAAGCGCGGCTGGTACATCCTCCATGAAATCACCCTGAGCGGCGGCGACATCGTCTTTGTCGGCTCCTTTGGCATTTGGCAGGGAGCCGACAACAACGCGCAAAAAATAGAAATCACCCGCACCGACCTCAGCGCCGAACAAAAAGCCGCCATAAAACAGCGGATGGCTGACGACAAAAAGCGCTCGGCTGCCGAACAAAAACGCAAAGCCGAACAATCCGCCGCCAAAGCCAGCGCCGCCTGGCGCAAACTCGAAACCGACGGCGATTGCGACTACCTACACCGCAAAGGCGTCATCGCCCACGGCGTAAGATTTACCGAAAAAGGCGCCTTGGCCGTGCCGATGCTCGACGTACAAGGCCGCATCCACGGCCTGCAACTCATCCTCGATAAAGTCAAACAAAAAGACCTAATCGACAAACACAACGGCCGCGACAAACACTACTGGCCGACCGGAGCCGTAAAAAAAGCCCACTTCCACCTGATCGACACCCCGACCACCCTGATTATGGTGGCCGAAGGCTACGCCACTGGCGCAACCGGCTACGAAGCCACCGGCTTTCCGGTTGCCATTGCCTTTGATGCCGGAAACCTGCCAACCGTCGCCCAAGCGCTAAGAAAATACTACCGCGAAGCCCAGATCCTCATCTTGGCCGACGATGACGCTTACTCGCGCTGCAAACACTGCCAAAAACCCGTCAAAGTCAACCTATCCGCGACTTGCCCACATTGCAACCAGCCCCACGGCAAGAAAAACGCCGGCAAAGAATACGCAGAACTTGCCGCCCTGGCCGTCAATGGCCGCGTCGTATCGCCAAAATTTGCCGACGAAGACGCCCGCTACGATCACTACTGCCGAAACCAAGGCAAACTGACCGACTTTAACGACCTGCACCTGACCGATGGCCTACACACGGTAAGGATTCAGATTGAGGAAGCCATCAAGCAAGCAGGATTTACCGTCACCGCCAAAACGCGGGACGCGCAACCACAAGGGGGCGGGGAAAAAGCCCCTCTACGGCCTATCGATGATTGCAACGATGCCATTGAGCGCTATGCCCTCGTCTACGGCATGGGCGGCATGCTCTTCGATGCGCAAGAACACATGCGCGTCGCCCTAAACGATTTCAAACAAGCCTGCGTCCACTACGACATACCCAAGCGCTGGCAAGAAAGCAAACAGCGCCGCATCGTCAGACCTGAAGAAGTTGGCTTTGACCCGACCGGCACCGATAAAAACATCACCTGCAACACCTGGGACGGCTGGCCGACCACAGCCAAAGAGGGCAATTGCGACAGCCTGTTAGACCTGCTCATGTACATGTGCGCCGAAGAAAAAAACAGCAACGACATCTACACCTGGGTGCTACGCTGGCTGGCTTACCCACTGCAACATCCCGGCGCCAAAATGAAGACCACCATCGTCATCCACGGCCCGCAGGGGACGGGGAAAAACCTGTTTTTCGACATCATTTTGGGCATTTACGGCAAATACGGCCGCGTCATCGACCAGTCGGCCATTGAAGACAAATTTAACGATTGTTTTGCCGGCAAACTCTTTATGTTGGCGGACGAAGTCGTGGCCCGGTCCGACCTGTACCACATCAAAAACAAGCTCAAGGGGCTGATCACCGGCGACCGCATCCGCATCAACCCCAAAAACATGACAGCCTACGAGGAAACCAACCACGTCAACCTCGTGTTTCTGTCCAATGAGCGCATGCCAGTCGTCCTCGATCAAGACGACCGGCGGCACCAAGTCATCTGGACGCCGGAAAAACTCAGCGAAAGTTATTATCAGGAAGTCGCCGCCGAAGCCAAAAACGGCGGAGCCGAAGCCTTGCATCACTACCTGCTCAACTTGGATTTGCAAGGATTTAGCCCGCATACAAAACCGGTCATGACAACAGCCAAGCAAGACCTGCTGGACCTCAGCAAAGACAGCATCGTCCGCTTTTACGACGAATGGAATGGCAAAGAAATCACCGGAGTGCCGCCCGTGCCCGCGCTCTCAGATGACATCTACATCCTCTACACCCACTGGTGTCGGCGCGAAGGTGTCAGATCAGCGCCAAAAAACAAAGCCATCGACGCCATCGCCAAACGCCCTGGCGTCAAAAAAGGGCGTAAGCGCTACCTGGACGGCATAAAAATGGTCGATAACCCAAAAACCATCATCATCCCGGCCAACGCCGAAGAAATGTCACCCGGCAATTCCGAGACCGGCTGGCTGGGATCAAACATCAGAGCGTTTAAAGATGCGCTCGATATGTACCGAGAGGATAGCCGTGCTTAACGTTGTGCAGGGTGTGCAGGCAGTTGTGCAGGGTATTGTGCAGAGTCAAAGCCGCGCCGCGCGTGGCCTGTGCAGGGTGTGCAGTACCGCGCCTTACGTGACGCGCGAGAAAACAACAGCAATAATCAAAAAACAAAACCGCCCTCGCGTATATAGATGCCTGCACACCCTGCACACCCTGCACAGGCCACGCATATCAACGCCTCGCGAATTTTCGCACCCTGCACACTCGCCCGCACACCCTGCACAACCATAATTTATTAAAAAAAATGAAAAAGATAGTTTGTGGATATGAAAACGCAAGAGATTTTAATCAGCAGATGAGAGCAGCTGTGCCTGAATTCCACGCCCTGGCTAAACAGCTCCACGCTGGCGGCTTAATAACCGGCCTGCGCGGCGCTACGCTGGATTTCACGATAGACAGTGTCGAGTTGATCGAGGATCAACCGCCATTACCGCACGAAGGGCATTATTGCCAAGAGTGCGTTAGCTGGCACCGACTGTATGCCGCCTCTAAAGCCGGTCATTGCTTAGTAACGCCGGGTTATCCAGGCACTACGCTTTTTGATAAAAAAGCCTGCAAAGAATTTGAGGGGGCGGGATGTTAATGAGCCAGTCCGATTTTGCCGCTCACATCGGCGTCAATCGCAGCCACATAACCCAACTCAAAAACGCCGGCCGCTTGGTTATGGATGGCGGCAAAGTAGACGTCGAGGCCTCCATCAAGCGCATAGAGGACACTAAAGACCCATCCAAGGAAGGCGTGGCCGAAAGGCACAGTAAGGAGCGAGCGCAAAAACAACCGACAGTCGAGCTTGCCGACGGGCAGGTGGGCAGCAAATCCGGCAGCGTCTACCAAAATGCGCGGGCCATGAAAGAGACCTACAACGCCAAGCAAGCAAAATTAGCCTACGAAAAAGAAATTGGCTTATTGCTGGTCGCTGACGAGGTCAGAATGGCCGTAGCCGATGGCGATACCGTCATCCGTAACCGCCTGGAATCACTGCCCGACATCCTAGCTCCTCAGCTGGCAGCGGAAACCGACGAGCAAAGAATCCGATCCCTGTTGATGGATCATATCGAAACACTGCTTAGCGACTTGTCGCGGAGCTTTAACGACATGGCAAAAATATGAGCATAACCCAGCAAACCCTAGAGTACATCGATACCGCCTTACTCATACCTTATGCCCGCAACAGCCGCACTCACTCGCCGGAGCAGGTCAGGCAAGTGGCCAACAGCATCAAAGAGTTTGGCTTCACAAATCCTGTGCTGATTGACGCCGGTAACGGCATCATTGCCGGGCATGGTCGCGTCATGGCGGCAGAAAGCCTTAGCATGGAGCAAGTGCCTTGCATCCGCTTGTCGCATTTAACTGAGGCCCAAAAACGAGCCTATGTTATTGCCGATAATCAGCTGGCGTTAAGCTCAGGCTGGGACGAGGATATGCTGCGTGCCGAGCTTCAAGACTTGCAGCAGATAGAGTTTGATTTGGATTTGATTGGATTTGATGCCGATTTTTTAGAAAAATTGTTGATTGAGGATGAGCATCCAGTCAAATCAAAAAATGCCGATATAGTTCCCGAGCCCCCAGTTGTCCCAGTCACCCAATTGGGTGACGTATGGCTACTAGGGGGGGGGGCATAGGCTTATGTGCGGAGATAGCACCAACATTGCCGCAGTCAGCAAGTTATTGTCCGGATCTAAACCTAATCTCATGGTTACAGACCCCCCGTATGGAGTTGAGTATGAGGCCGGGTGGCGTGCCGATGCAAAAGATAGAGTTAAGACTGACCGCGAAGCAGCATCAAATCTGCTAAATGACGACCGTGCCGATTGGTATGACGCATGGGCTTTGTTTCCGGGCGATATTGTTTACGTTTGGCATGCCAGCGCTTTTACAGACGTTGTTATGGATTCTCTCCGGAGAGCAAATTTCCAGGTAAAGCAGCAAATTATTTGGAATAAAAACGTCCATGCTCTAAGCCGAAGCCACTATCACTGGAAGCACGAGCCATGTTGGTTTGCTGTAAAAAATGGGGCAAGCGCAAATTGGATGGCTGGACGAGATCAAATGACAGTGTGGGACATTCCTAGCGTCATTTTTGAAAAAGATAAAACCGCTCATCCAACCCAAAAGTCGATAGGCATTTATGAAAAGCCTATCGAAAATCACACTCGCAAAGGCGACAGCCTATATGATCCCTTTGGTGGATCGGGCACACAGATAATCGCCTGCGAAAAACTAGGGCGCATATCCTACACTATGGAGCTTGATCCTAAGTTTTGCGATGTCATCGTGAAACGCTGGCAGCAATTCACCGGAAAACAAGCCAAGCTCGAATCTACCGGCCAAACCTTTGACGATCTAGTCAACAGCTAAGCCATGCAAAACGCCGCCCAAGTCATCAACGCCGCCCGCGCCCGAGCCTACGCCCCGCGCAAAAAGCAAACCGTGTCCGAATGGTCCGATAAAAACATCATTTTATCGCGTAAAACCAGCCCGGAGCCCGGTCCGTGGCACACCGACAGAAACCCGATCCTGCGCGAGCCGATGGACTGCCTGTCGGCACGCTCGACGATACACGAAGTCGTCATAAAATTCCCCATCCAAATAGGCAAAAGCGAAATCGGCCGCAACGCCATCGGCTACTGGATGGATCAAGCGCCCGGCCCAATCATGGCCGCGTTCCCGGCAGAAGTCAGCATGAATAAGTGGATTAACCAAAAACTTAATCCCATGCTCGACGATTCTCCGGTGGTGAAAAACGTGCTGGTATCGACCAACAGCCGCAACGCCGCCAACACCAAAGAATTTAAAGACTTTTTAGGCGGCCAGCTCTATGTCGAGCATGCCGGCGCACCGGCCCGTTTAAAATCGACCTCAGTCAAATACCTGGTCGTTGATGAATTAACCGAATTCGCCAATTCGTTCAAATCCGGGGACGACCCCATGGTGATGCTCGAAGACCGCTATTCCGCCTTTACCTCGACCTATAAGCGC